GACAAGGGCACCTCACAGGGTGCAGGCTTCATCACTCATGGATATGTTGAATATCCAATGGTGACAAACGTTAACGCTGACGTCACAGTTGGTTCAGTCGTAAGAGCTGACCACATGGGTCGTCCGGTTTTGGCAGCTGCAGGTGATTTCTACGCTTCATCAGCAGCCTATTCTTACCTCCAGGTTGGTAAGGTAGTAGAGGTAGAGAAGTTTGCAACCAACTTTGATGATGGTCTGCTTTCCTACATGCAATTGCCATCAGATCCAGGTGCACTTAAGACAGTGTTCGAGCTCACAAGAGCCGGCGCTTTCTCAGGCAAGCTTGGTATCCGTTCCAATCTGGATGTACACAATGTGGTTGGTGCATTCCGCGTCAATCTAACACTTTAATAAAAGAAAGATAACAGGAGGAATATCCTAAGATGAGTAAGACAATCCAAGAGCTCCTCTCGGGTCTCCCAGCTTGGGAGAATGCACTAACCGAGGACGGGCATATCGACGAAAACAACAGAGTAACCATTAAAGAAGCTTTTGCATCACCAGATGCAGCTGCCCTCTTTCCTAAGGTTATCTCACGTACACTAAAGGAAGCAGCAGAGCCCCAGCTTTTGGTGACTCCGCTTCTTTCAACGGTGCGCCTGGGCAAGGGACGCTCGCTAGAGTTCCCAGCGGTTAACGCAATCCAAGCTGCAGAAATACCTGAGGGTCAAGAGTATCCAGAGCAGGCACTCGCATTTGCTAAGCAGGTCGAGGGCAAGGTTTCAAAGAAAGGTGTCAAGCTGGCTTTCACAGAAGAAGTCATCGCTGACTCACTTTGGGACATCGTTGGCATGCACGTACGTGCAGCCGGCCGTGCTATGGCAAGACTCAAGGAGCAGATTGCTCTTAGCCGTTTCAAGGATGCTGCAACTGTAGTGTTTGATAACGTCAGCAGCTCATACGATGATACAACCGGTCTTGGTTTCGATGGCACAGCCAATGGAACCATTACATGGGACGATGTCGTTGATATGGCAGCTGTTTTGATGGCTGAAAACCATGTTCCAACAGACTTCATTCTGCACCCACTCATGTGGTCGATCTTCCTCAAGGATGCGATCTTCCACACAGGTGGTTCAGCTGCAGCAGTGAATACAAGCTGGGGCTACCGTCCACAGTCAGCAGAAGGTGCGCTCAACACGACAGCACCAATGGGCCTGAATGTCATTGTTTCACCATTCGTGAGCTTCACAGCCAAGAGTGGTTCAACACCTGCCAAGTCAGACCTGTTCCTGATCGATCGCAACGAAGTCGGCACACTTCTCGTCAAGGATGACATGAGCACAGATCAGTTTGATGATCCAAGCCGTGACATTCGTTCAATGAAGATGAAGGAACGCTATGACATCGTGATGCTCGGTGACGGTGAAGGAATCACAGTTGCTAAGAACGTGAACCTCACTCGTAACTACGAGGTCGAACTTAAGAAGGATGTCTCCTGATAATCCAATCTTAGGATCGTTATAGTTATGACCTAGGCAATCGGGGGTGGCGAAAGCCACCCCTTATTGTTTTTGTCTATATTTTTGTTACTACAAATAATAAATATGCGTGTTGGGAGATTTAAGTGGCGCTTGCATTAATCGACACAGTCGTAGCACTAGATTCTACAATGGTTGCAATTAAATTTGGCAGAACCATTAAAATAAGTAGCTTAAAAAATGAAAATTTTATTGTACAAACGAATAGCTCTACGCCCTCTACTATTTCTAATCCATTTTTAGATATACAAACCATAGTTGATTACAATCAAATATCAAGAACCTTAAAAATATATTGGGATTCAGATGCAAATCTTGTTTCAGATCAAGAGTATTTGATTAGACTTGTAAACTTCCTTGACGCAGCAAACGAAACCATTCCTGAAGAACAAATAAGTTTTACCTGGAAAGGCAGTGACGCTACCCCATCGTCATTCTCTTCAGTAAGAGCGCCAGAACCAGGTGAAATTTTAGTTGAAGATAAATCAATCAGGACAGATGCTTATACCAGTGTTCAAATTCTTGCAAAAAATCCAGAGTTTTATATATCTGAAGTTGTTCCGGTAAATGGAGATTTTTATATCGAAAATGACTTCAATATGGGTAGGGCAAAAATTATATTCAATGCTCGTCCAGCATCAAACTTTTTAAATAATACATTCTTCAAATGCCAAAGAAAAAAAATACAAAGAACTCCTTCTAGATGGGAAAACATAGAAACAAACGTTCAGTTACATTCTTGGAAACCAGAGGTTTATATAGACTTTCCATCACTAAACGATGCTACTCCAGCATATTACGCTGAAAATAAGGATTATTTTGAGAGCGGATATAAATATAGAATAATTGTTTCAAAAAATGTTGGTGTTTAAATGGCAAATGCAGTTTATACTAAAGCAAAAGAATCTCTTTTAAAAGGTCAAATTAATACAACTGCATCTAATTATAAAGTATTGCTGATTGATAGCAATGAATATACTGTTAATATATCTTCAGACCAGTTTGTTTCTGATATTCCCGCAAATGCAATTAAGGCTACTTCAAGCAATCTATCAAACATCACCAGCACCAATGGAATATTAAATGCAGACGACATAGCAATAGATCACTCAGGAGAAGCTTTTGATGCGATAGCTCTTTATCAAGTTGGATCTTCAAATTCTGACTCAAGACTGATCCTATACATAGACGACTCAGAAGGTTTGCCTTTTGAAGGTACTAATTCCAACATTTCAATTACTATATTTTGGAGTGATACAGTTAGTAAAATTCTTTCCCTTTAAGGATTAAAATGGCAGTACAATATCCAGCCTCACTTGACAACTTTGTAAATCCAACTTCTACCGATAGACTGGATTCAGTTTCGGTACCGCACCATCAGCAGCATGCTGATCTAAACGACGCCGTTGAAGCAATTCAAACTGTCATAGGATTAAATCCAGCTGGATCACACTTGACTGTAAAAGATAGAATTTCTAGCATTGAGTCCAATGTTGCGAATATATCTGTATTAAATGGTTTGAATGATGTTACTATAAATTCTGTTACAACCGGTCAAGTTTTACGCTATAACGGCTCTGCATGGGTCAACTATGCCGAGGAAAACTTAGTTGATGGAGGAAACTTTTAAAAATGGCTAATACAATCAGAATCAGGCGCAGAACATCTGGCGCAGCTGGTGCTCCAGCAGTAATAGAAAATGCAGAACTTGCATTCAATGAAGTTGATGACACACTGTATTATGGCGAAGGTACGTCAGGAACTGGTGGCACCGGAACAGCCTTGGCAATTGCAGGACCAGGCGCATTTACCACTCTTAGCTCATCTCAAACGATCACAGGAAATAAAACATTTTCTGGAGTCATAGCAGTACCAACTCCAACTGCTAATTCTCACGCTACAACCAAGCTTTATGTAGATCAATTAATTGATCAGGTCAATTCAGATATCGAAGCAGTTGCAACAGAGTTTAACGTTTCGTCTGACGATGGAAGTTCAACAATAACATCAGGTGTTGACACCTTGTCAATTAACGGCGGCAATGTCATAAGCACCTCAATGGTCGGAGACGCTCTTACAATAAATCTTGATAACACTAATGTAACCGCAGGTACATACGGTAACGCAAATACTGCGACAACATTTACCGTAGACGCACAAGGAAGACTTACTAGCGCATCGCAAACAGCAATATCTATTAATGCGGGTCAAGTTCAATACTTTACCGAAGAGTCACAAGATGCAGCTGCAGCACTTTTCACAAATGCTACACACTCTGGAATTTCTGTTAGTTACGATGATTCAAATGCCAAGCTTGCAATAACAAACCTTGGGGTAACAGAACTGAGTGGAACAGCCGGTGAAGTGGTTGTTTCGGCTTCAAATGGTTCAATAACAGTTGGACTCGCAAGCAATGTAAGCATCGCCGAAAATCTAACCGTAGGCGGAAACTTGACAGTAAATGGAACTCTCACTTCAATAAATTCCACAACTGTCACTGTTGATGATAAAAACATAGAATTGGCTAACACTGCAAGCCCAACAGATTCAACAGCAGATGGAGCAGGTTTAACCGTTAAGGGGTCAACAGATAAGACATTTAACTGGGTTAATACAACAACAGCTTGGACATCTTCTGAATATATGAATTTGGCAAGTGGTAAGGCATACATGGTCGATGGCGCAGTAGTATTGTCAAATACTACACTTGGTTCTGGGATAGTTAATTCATCACTTACATCTCTTGGAACTGTCACGTCAGGAACCTGGCAAGCTGGGACTGTTGCAATAGCCTATGGTGGCACGGGTGCAACAACTGCGTCAAGTGCAAGAATTAATCTTGGACTTCAAATAGACGTAGATGTTCAGGCATATGATCCTGAGTTAGCAGCACTTGCAGGATTGACTTCAGCTGCTGATAAACTCCCATATTTTACAGGAGCAAATACAGCAGCCTTGACAACATTAACATCTTTTGGTAGAAGTATCATAGACGACGAAGACGCCTCAGCGGCAAGAACAACTCTTGGTCTTGGAACTATTGCTGTACAAAATTCGTCAAGCATCAATATTACTGGTGGATCTATAACAAATCTGACCACTTTTGATGGCGTCATCATAGATGGCGGCACATTTTAGCAAGTAAAAAAGAAAGGTTTTACGGTGGCATTACCTAGTATAACCCAAGGTCAGATAGCTATTGATCCAATCAATAGAATATTTTATTATCTTGACAACAACGGTTCCTTAGTCAACTCTTCGCTAAACCTATTGCAGGGATCAGATTTAATTACCACAGACGATGATTTTACTGTATTAGGAAATACTACAACGATTGAATCAACTGTCACAGTACTCAAAGATCCAACAATAACACTTGGTCGGAAAAAACGCTCCGACAACAGATGATAATAAAGATCGTGGAATTGAATTTAGATGGCATGACGGTACATCTGCCAAAAGAGGTTTTTTTGGTTTTGATGATTCAACCGGAAAATTTACTTTTATACCAGACGCCTCAAATTCATCGGAAGTTTTTTCTGGTTCACTTGGTGAAATAAACGCAAACATAACTTGGGATAATGTAATAGACAAACCAACTTTTGTAAATTCATTAACAGGAACCCCAAACGAGATTAATGTAACGTCTACTACTGGCGCAATAGTAATTAGCCTACCGTCAACTGCAGCAATCAACATTAGTGGAACCTCTGCTGGATGGACTACTCCAAGAAAAATAACTTTGTCTGGAGATTTAGAGGGTAACGTAATAGTTGATGGTGGAAGCAACGTAACATTAAACGCCAATATAATTGCAAATGCAGTATCTCTTGGCACAGATACCACTGGTGACTATGTCGCTAACATTGCAGCAGGAACTGGAATTACAATAACAAATGGTAGCGGAGAACAATCTCAACCAATAATAGCAGTAACAAATAATACGTATGATTCGTATGGTTCAGCGGCAACTGCAGAAGCAAACGCAGCAGCAGACGCTTCCACAAAAGCTGCAACTGCATACAATAATGCAACAACCTATGTCAATAATCAACTTTCTTCTTTTGCAGTAGACAGTTTGTCTGATGTAACGATAAATACGTCTTTAGCAAATTCTTATCTAAAATTCAATGGTTCAACCTGGGCAAATGATCAGATAGACCTGTCAACCGATACAACAGGAAATTATGTTCAGTCATTAATTGCAGGAGATGGAATAATCATATCCAATAATTCTGGAGAAGGATCTACTCCAACAATATCTGTAGATATATCCTTAAATGATCTAAACAACGTAAATATACCCTTACCAGGAGATAACCAAGTTTTGATTTATGATGCAGATACAAGTTCTTGGATCGCAAAATCAACAGGTGAATTAGAAATTCCAGCTGGTGTTGCATATACAGAAACTTTTGGAAATGGAGTAGATACAGAGTTTCTTGTAACACATGGCTTAGACACTTTGAATCCTTTTGTGGTAGTTTTTAAAAAGAATTCAAGTGAAAAATTTGAATCATTATACGCTTTATGGGAAGTATTTAGCAATAATATAATCAAACTATACTTTGAATCACCACCAGGATTAGACGAAATTAAGGTAAGTATTTTTGGAGACGTGTCTAGTGCATCACTTGTGATAACTTCACTAAGTCAAATACCAGAAGTTTCAATTTCTTCTTCATCGTCTGGAAAATTTCTATACAAAGATGGATCATATTGGGTTGATAAGGCAGCATATCTCAATGATCTTGCTGATGTAAATGGAACAAATACAGCAGTTGCAAATCAATTTTTAAAATATAATGGAAATTCCTGGGTTGGATCAAGTATTAATGAAGTTAATAATATAAATGATATTCAAGATGTGACAATAACTTCTGCGGCAAACGGAGAAATTCTTCAATACAATGGTTCAGCTTGGGTAAATTCAACTCTTCCTTCCAAAGAACCAACTGGCTTTATGGACAGAACATCTTCTCAAATAAGTATGTCAGGCAGGACATTTACAATATCACCAACTTCTGGAAATTTTAGTATTTGGTGCGGAGGTAGGAAATATATAAAAGCATCATCAGAGAGTGTTCAAATAGATGATATTTCAGGTCTTTACTACATATACTATAATTCATCAGGAATATTAAGTTATAAAACTACTTATTTTGATTTTGAAAACGAAGCTCCAGTTGCGTATATTTACTGGAATCAAGGTGGAAATACGCATCATTTCTTTGCGGACGAAAGACATGGAGTTGCAATGGACTGGGCAACACATGAGTATTTGCACAGAACTCGTGGAGCAGCAATTGCCAATGGCTTTGGAATTGCTGCAATAACAGATGGTAGCGGAAACAATAATTCACACGCACAAATATCACTGGCAGCTGGCACCTTTTTTGATGAAGATATAGAAGTACAAATAATAGATCAGGCTACACCCAACTCTAATACCTGGGAACAAGTACTTTCCCCTATAGCAAAAATTCCAGTATTTTATAAATCAGGCAATGCGTGGGTTAAGGATCAGGCTACCAATTATCCGTTAAAGTATGATTCTGGCAGATCAATGTACAACTCTTATTCTGGAGGAACTTGGTCGTCAACACAAATATCCAATAATAGATGGGGTATTTCATGGTTAATTGCAACCAATAATCTAAACGAACCAGTAATTGCAATATTGGGACAGCAAGAATATTCTTCATCAAATCTCGCAGAAGACGCCGTTTGGGAAGATCTAAATCTAGATGGATTTCCAATATTTGAATTTAGACCATTACATAAAATAATATACTACACTTCAAATACTTACACTAACCAGCCAAAGACGGCAATAACAGCTGTTTGGGATCTAAGAAAAATCGCATCAACAGGTGGTTCAGTTCCAACAACTCCTGTTTCTGATCACGGCTCAATGATAGGATTACTTGACGACGACCATACACAATATCTAAACACGGCAAGACACGATGCACATGATCATGGAGCAGCTTTTGCAAATACTTCAAATGCCACACTTGGAGGCAATTTGGTGGTAACAGGCAATTTTAGTGTAAACGGAAGCATGATTGCAACAAGCGATGTGACTGTTTCGGGAAATCTTACAGTGAATGGAAGTACTGTAACAATAAATTCAGAGACACTAGTTGTAGAAGATAAAACTATAGAACTCGGAACTTCTCTTAGCCCAAGTAACACGACCGCAGATGGATCAGGAATAATTATTCCAGATGGCACAACAAACAAGACCTTTATTTGGGTTAACTCAACTAGTTCTTGGACACTTTCTGAACACTTGAATTTGGCGATTAATAAAGTAATAAAGATGAATGGAATAGAAGTTCTTTCAGCAACAAACTACATAGGTCATGCAGCATCAGCCAGTCAGGCAACTATTGCATCAGCTGTTACGGCAAACTCCGTAACCCCCTCAATGCTGCAAGAGGGTCCAGCTAAAGCAGCATTTAGATCTGAAATTTTAACAATAAACTCTGATTCATATACTTTAATTATTTCTGATCTCTCAAAACTTATTTTAATGAATAATACTTCCCCAATGACGGTAACAATTCCGTCTGAATCAAACGTTGCATTTGACAATGGTGATAGAATAGATGTTACAAGATATGGAACGGGATCACTAACATTTGCAGCACAAGCGGGAGTTACACTAAAGTCTACTCCTGGATTAAAACTTCGCGCCCAGTATTCAACCGCAACCTTAACCAAACTTGGCACAAACGAATGGTTAATTGTAGGTGATTTGGCGGCATAACATGACGAGAAAACGACGGAACAACTTCCGGTGTTGCAAAAGACGATACTCCATTGGTTCCAGCAGGAACACTTTCCAATGATGCAAATACAGCAATTACTAATGCTGGATTCAATGTCGGGACAGTATCAACTCAAGGTACCGATGATGAATCAAAAGAAAATAGAACAGTCAGTGATATAACCTCAGAGTTAAGACCACTTGCATCGCCGATAGACTACACAATACATTCACCCTTTTTCCCGCCGTATTTCCCACCATTCTTCCCTCCGTTTTTTCCACCGTTCTTTCCTCCATTCTTCCCGCCGTTCTTTCCTCCGTTCTTCCCGCCGTTCTTCCCGCCGTTCTTTCCACCCTTTTTCCCACCGTTTTTCCCACCGTTCTTCCCCCCGTTCTTCCCCCCGTTCTTTCCACCGTTCTTCCCACCAGCATTTCAATCCTTGCCTGCATGCACCTGCTGTGTAGGCGTAACGGTTACCGAAGAACGATGCCAACAGTATGGGGGCGGAAACTATATTGCAATTAGAGTACGGTACGCATTATAATGGAAGCTGTGGAGCAAGCGGTGGATCAGGGACTGGATGCTCAGGAGAATGCGTGGGTTGTTCTTGTCCAACGTATTATGAATGGGGTCAATGGCAACTTACTGGAGAACCGTGCTAAAAAGGAGTCACTATAACATATGTCAATAAATTCTTCAGAAGAAATAGATGTTAGACCAATTAAGCATTTTGCCGTTCTTGTTGATTCTGAATACACGGGAATAGTATCCTTTCCGGAATCAAATGACCCAAGAATGCAAAGACTGCTAGAGGGACTCAGTCAAAATCCAGTCATAGTTTCCCAAAATCAAGAGGAAAATTCCACCCCAAATAGCATAAGAAAGTACGCGGTTACAGTCAACGCAGAAGAGTTCGGAAAAATATATTGGCCAAATATAGATTCAGAGCAGGCAGTAATTGCGGGATTAGATTCAAATCCAACTATTCTTCCAGTAAATAGCAGTCAAGTGCTCGGAGTACAAATCGGATGGATATGGGATGGATCCAATTTTAATAGACCGTAAAATACAAATATGTCTTCCTGGGAACAATATAAAGAAAAAAATAGAAAAAAAACAAACAAAGACCTTGATTTAATTAAAGATCAAAAAGAACATGATGAATTTGTCAATAATCAAAGCATATTTATTGCTTTACCCGCACTTCATGAAGCAGAGCTGTTAAGCACAGTAAAAGAT